CCCAGAAACTACCGTCGCCGTGCCCGGTGCAGTAGCGTAGTCATAACTCTTTTGCCAATACCTCTGGCACGTCACCAGCTCCTGATCATACGGCCGCATGATCAGCGGCGAGCGCGCGGCGGATGGCGCTTCGATGCCGGGGAGGACGACGACGTTAGTGATATAAATGGTATTGGCAGGATTGAATAAGTTGGTCGCTGCGGGCGTACTGACAAAATTACCGCCAGCCCATACGTTGCCTGTGGTTTGGTACGCGGAGCCACACATGAAATTAAAAGACAGTATCAGACCTGTAGTGTTGTCCTTTTGCCAGCCACCAGTCGTGTCCCCCGGAATAGTGACAGTCTTGTATTCCCATGTGTTGGCAGCAACCGTAACATCGACCACATAAGAACGCGTAACCCCGCCATTGCGCACAGCTACTGAAAAGTGCCCTGCCGTACCGGAAAAAACCCAAAAACCTACGGTAAGGGGTTGTGCGTTTACCGTACCCCACGCCAGTCGTGCGACCCGGTAGCCCTCGATGAGCTGGTAGATGTTGGCAAGATCCCCTGCTGCAACGGACGTCACCGCAGGCGAGCCGGCCAAAGAAACAGCGCGAGACGCGAAACCCGTACCAATTGCACTAACCGCTTCCTGCTTCACGGTTAAAGAACCAACAGTGTAGACTGCAAGTGCTTGCCACCCATCGACAACGTATTTGGTGAAGCCGGTTGCGAGAACAAAACTGGCTAAACCCAGCTCCTGGCTGACGTCCATCCCGCCATTGATCTGCATCCCGTTATACGCCAGCGCGTCGAACGGCGCGGCGTACAGCCCAGTGAAGCGAGCATCTAACTGCTGCTTCGGTACGGCATGCAACGGATTAACAGCGTTCGCATTCAGGGTCAGAAACCCCGTCATGCTATCGCCCGCGATCTCCACGAACGTATTCGGGTCGATATCGGGGACCGCGACCGCCTCCACCCACTGCGCCGGCGGGCCGCTCGGGTCCTGGTAGTAGAAGAACAACTTGCCGCGCGTAGTATCCCACCACAGCGCGTTGGGTGCAGATCCAGCCGGCGGCGTTGCCCCCGGCGAGAACCCCGCCGGCACCGTCCAGCCGCCCCAGACGTTGGCTTTCTTCTGCCGCACATAGAGTAAACCAGTAGTTTGGTCGCGCGCCTCGATAAACATGTCGGTGGTCGGTACACCCGCCACCACGGCGACATAGCAGATGCCGGTGAAGGCGTTACCAGTCGGTGCACCTGACGCGCCCGCCGCCGAGTAGAACGAGCCAGCCTGAAATGGATGCACGTCGTAATTGGTGACGAGCTGCTTCGCCAGTTCGCCGCCGAGGTTCTGCATCGCATCGGCAGAATTATCCGCGCCGGTGCCGCCGTACTTGACCGGCCGCGGCGTATTGAGGTCGATGACGATGTCGTTGACAAAGCCGTTGTACACCGTGCTCTCGATCGTGGTGCCCTCGACCACGTCGGGAAATGGTGCGTGATATTCCTGTGAACCGTCGCGCGGCATTATTGTCGCTCCCTGCGTTTTCTCTCATAGGCATCTCGCGCTTCTCGATTGCGCTTGATGCTGCTGGGTTGTGAGATCGCCTGCTGCGCCAGTGTCTGCGCGATGATGTCCCGCATGTTCTGCGGCAGCACCCGGTTGCCGAGGTAGGCTTGACCAAGCCGTGACGTCGCCAGATACGACGGCACAAACGGCGCTGCTGCGCCGATACCGGCACCAACGGCTGCGCCGACAGGGCCGCCAATAGTCGCGCCGATCGTGGTTCCGATCAGACCGCCGCCACCACCCATGAACGCATTCTGCGCGCCGGTGCGGGCTGCCGTTCCGCTATTTGGTAACGGCTTCATCACTGTACCGGCTGCGGCAGCCAACTCATCCAGATCGCCACTGCGGGCGGCATATTGTGCGTTGCGCCGCGATCGCGCCACCTGCGCCAACTTGGCCGGCGACAGGTTCTCGCCCGCCGAGGCCACCGCCGGCTCGACCTGCTTCTGCAACGCCCAGCGGCGGTTATTCAATGCCAGTGCCGCAGCGTCTCGTGGGTTAAGCCCGGACATGTAGGCGTCATCTAACGCCTTCTTGTATTCTTTCAGCGCGGCGATTTCTTTGGAATTAGTCGCACCCCTGAGATCGTCGCCGATCTGGGACCGGATCGACTGGTACTCGTCGCCCGCCATCTTGCCCTGACCGGACACCAGACGATCAATGATGTCCTGTCGGGTGTCTGCGACGTTGGCTGACTGCTTGTGAGGCTGGACCAGGCGCTTGTATTCGTCCTCAGCTGTCTTGAGCCGGGCAGTCAGTTGCGGGTTCCAGACCAAATCGTTCTGCGTCAGCCGGTTATAGTTGTCTGACAGCGATTTTCGGCCGGCGGCTGCCACCCGTGGATCTGGCAGGTTGACCCCCTCTGGTACGCCACGCGCCGCCAGTTCTGCTGGGTCGTAGATCTTGTTCGTCACGGCCCTGTTAAGACCTTCAGAGGCTCTGTTCTGCAGCCGCGCTGCCTGCCCGCCGATGACAGGCATATCGACGGCGTTGCTTTCGATGTATTGCAGCGGCTTGCTGCCGGTGCGCTGGCCGGCCGTCAGCGGGATGCCTTCCTTCTCCAGTACACTCACCGCCCGCTGATACGGCACCGACGCCGGGCCGACTGGCGTAATCAGCTTGCCGCCCGCAACCCCTCCCGCCACACCACCGGCAAAGCGTGCATAGGGTTCGTAGGGCGTGTCCTTGGTGAACTGACCCGCCGTCTCCGATGCTATCGCCGGCACCACAGTGTTCAGCGTCTTGGCGGCAATCGCTTTCCCCACACTGCCGACAGGCCCGCCCGGCAGCAATGCACCGGGCGCGAACTCGGTGATCGTGGAGGCATACTGGCCGGGGATCGTCTTGGGCTGGTACAGCGGCCCGGTGTAACTCTCCAGTGCCGTCTGCACCTGGCCGGCGTCAGGCCCGGAAAACACCCTGGACATCGGGGCGGCTCGGTTAAGCACGCGCTTGGCGTAGTCGATGCCGCCCTCGGGGATGCCCGCCTTTTCTAACCCCCAGCGTGTCAGATTGCCGATGGTGCCGCCCAAGCCGATTGTCCCTGCCACACCACGGCCGAGACCGCCGGCGGTGCCCTTGGCGATGTCCTCGGCGTAGCCGACAGGCGGGGGGGACGGCGCTGCGGGGGCAGGCTGTTCACGCTCCCAGACAGATCCGCCGCCAGTCGCGGAGGCTGGCGCATCTGCAGGTCTGTCTTCCCTCTCCCAGATGCTCATCGAACAATCTTCCAGCTCTTGTCTTTATCGTGGGGGTCACCACCGATGTACTGCCTGACCTTGCCGTCCTTCCATGTGTCATCGATCTGGCCGAGGTCTGGCGCATACGGGTCATTTGGCGTTCTTTGGTACGCCGTCACCGGCTGCCGCATCTTGCGCTCGGCGCGCTCGGTAGCACCGCGCAACGTGGTTTCCAGCGTATCGAGTGCGGTGTCATAGTCTTCCTTGGTTGTCGCTGTTTTAAGCGCCGTCTGTGCTTTCGCGATGTTCTCGCCTTCGCGCTCGCCAACCGGCCCTGTCCCCTTGATCTTCTGGTAGGCGGCGACGAGATTTTTGCCGATGAGCTGATCGTGAAGCGCGGAGAACCCTTGGCCCCCTGCCGTTAGTCTTGCCAAACCGCCAAGTGTGCCAAGACTTGCCTCCTTGGAAGGATGCGCGCGGATCTTGCCCATGAGGTCGAGCGTTTCCCTCAATTCCGGCTTGGCGCTTTCGAGTGCGGTGGCGTCGGCGGATATCTTTTTCTGCTGATCCTTGGCCCAATCCTCCGGGATAACGCCTGCCGGCATCGGGTCTGCTTCGGGGACACCGCTGCGTTGCCGGCTTCGGGGCGTGCCGATATACGGGTCTGCTCCCTGCTCACCGCCACGGCCGATAAGCCCCTGCTGTCGCTTCAGCCCTTCTTCAATCAGCTTGCCTTCCTGATACTTGAGGTCTGTGGCTCGCCTTGCGCTCTCCTGCAGGCGCTCATGTTGGGTTCCGAGACCCGTCAGGTTCAGTTCATTCTGTTTTTCCACCTGCTTCAGTTGGGATTTGTACCATTCGTTGGCCTCATTCTGACGGATCTCGCGCGCCGTCGTCAGTGCCCCCAACTCCCCCGCCACCTTCGCCGGGGCGTAGGGGTTACCCTGATTTTGAGCGAGCCAGTTGCGCAGTTCGACCTCGCGCGGGGTCATTCCGATGATAGGCACACCTCTGGGCTGGCCCGCCTGCGGCGGCACATAGCCAGGGATGGCCTGCGGCTGCGCCTGTGCCATCCGCACCGGGGCCTGTTGAATGGGCTGTGCAACCGGCGGCGCAGCCCTGATGCCAAGGTCAGCCGGCGTCGCCAGCGCGTTGGCGTTCATTGGATCACCTTGGCCACCAGCCGGGGGGTTGGATGACGCCGCCAAGGTCGGGGCGGACGCGGGCGGTGTTACCGCCCTTGACGTAGGGTTTGGCAGCGGCCCTCCGCGCGCCGCTTGCTGCTGCATCAGGGCCTGTGCCAGCGAATTACGGCCGGCACCCATTTCAGCGGCGTCAGGCCCGTTGCCTTCGGCGAGTACAGGCGCGTTGGCGAGCGACGGCAATGATGCCTGCGGCCCGCCACCTGGACGGGCGGCGTTAAACCTGTCGGCAAAAGGTGCCGGCGCAGTCTCTGCCGGCGGCAGGACCGAACGGGCGGCAGGCGCAGGCGGGATTACTGGCGGTGTCACCACCGATCTGGCGACTGGTGCAGGCGGTGCCGCAACGACAGGCGGGGCGGCATCCTCTGAACTATCACCCTCGCCATACCTTGCAGCAGGCACGACAGGAGTGGCAGCAACGGCTGCCGGCGGGGGTGTTATTTTCTGCGCGGCTAGGTCGCTCGCCTCAAGCTGGTTTCGCAGCCGGTTCTCGCCCAGCGCCTCGCCGATCGCCGTAATGCCCTCGCCCGCATTCTTCGGGGCAGATCTTTTCTGCGTCATCATCGCCAGCGCAATACGTTGCCGCAGTTGCTGGTTAACATTCGGGTTGTTCTGGTCGAAGATGTAGCTTTTGAGAACTTCGGGGATTGTTTCGGTGTCTGCCATCACGCGGCTCCCAGAATGTTACCCATCACCCGGCGTGCATCGATGTGCTTGACGCCTTTGATGGTCTTGACCGCTTCGGGATCGACTTTCTCCACGTCCTGCGCCATCGGCCCGATGTGCCGTGTTGAAGACGGGTCGTCCTTGTAGGCGTATTCGTAGATCGGCAGTTTCTTGCGCTCGGCGTCCTCGTCGTACGCAAACACCGTGCCGATGCGCTCCGCGTCTTTCTTGCTGCGCTCGTCTGACTTGATCAGCCCCGCCGCCCCGCCCAACACGCCGCCGATCAGCGCATTGGCGTTCTGGCTCTGCTGGCCATAGACCGACATCTGGTTTTGGAAATTCTGGTTGACCAGTCCACCCACGTCGGTCGTGGCGATCTGCGAACCGGGCGTGTTGATGAAATTGGGCTGGTTGATTTGTGACCCCGACAGCAACGACGTGATCTCGTTGATCGGCTGGTTGCGCTGCGCGTACTGCTCCTGCATGTAGCTGTTGCGTGCCGCCTGGCTGGCGTTGAACGCCGACTGTGCCTGCGCCATCTGCTGTGTCAGCCCGGCATTCCGAAACGCCTCCAGCGCCGCGTTCTGGGTGAAGTTCTGAGCCTGCCCCTGGTTATAGAAGCCCGCCTGTCCCAATTGCTGGTTGTAACCCTGCTCCTGCGCCTGGTTCTTAAATGCGGCGAGTTGCGCCGCCATCTGGTTCATGCGCTGCTGTTCGCCGCCGGCCTGGCCGATCGCCGCAAAGCGGGCGTCGTTGGCCTGCCGGTTGTAATCATCCATCGCGCTGGAATACGCCTGCGAGCCGTAGCGGATGCCCTGATCGGCGAGACGCTGCTCGACCCCGCGGCGCTCGTTTTCGAGCTGCGGGTTCATGCGCTGCATCAGGCTTTCTTCGACCCGCTGCCGATCGGCCGAATAGTTGTCTTCGGGACCGTAGGTTTTTGTGATGTCGTCCAGCGGGCCGATGCCGGTGGCGATCGGGCCGCCACGGTCAAACGACGTGCTGGCCTGCGGCAGTCCCGACAGCGTGTTGGCGTTGCCGGCAGCCGGTGCGCCGGACAGGTTCATCTCGTGCGAGAGCAGCCCGCTTATCCTGCCCGACTGCGCATTTGCCATCCCCGCCAGGTTGTACTGCGCCGCCTCGTGCTGGCCCTGGATCGCCTGCTGGGTCGGTGACAGCGTCTGTGTCGCCGTAAACGTCGGGATGTTGTAGACCTGCCCGGTAACCGGATCGGTCCAGCCGTAATTGCCGGTGGCGTTGTAATCCAGCCGCCCCTGTGGCGTCACCTGATTGACGTTGTTCAGGAACGCATTGGCCACACCCGTGGCCACGTTGGTCGAGGTCGAGGCCCGCGCGGTCTCGATCGGGTTAGGCGGTGTCGGCGGGTCCGGTTTTAAAAAACCCATAGTGCAACCTCTGGCTTAATACCTCTGTCCGCCCTGTGGCGGCATCTGTGGTGACGGTGCCGCGCCCGGCTGCATGCCACCCATCGGCATCGGTGGTGCACCTGCGCCGGCTGGCGGTGGCATGCCTGGCGACAGCGGCATGGTCGCCGGCAAGATACCCGGTGTTGGTGCGCCTACAGGCGGTGCCCCCTGCGGCGGCATCTGCGGCATCTGCATCTGCGGGCGTGTTTGCTGCGGCATGTTTGGCATTGGCGTCTGCGGTGGCGGCGCCGAGATGTTCATCAGCGCGCGGGTGATCTCGTCGCGCTGATCGACCACGCCGGTGTTTGCGTATGGGTTGGGCATCAGGCGGCCTCGCTGAGTGGCATTTGTTCGAGATGGTGTTTGAACCGCCGACACATCTTGTTTTGCTGCCACGCCTCGCGGGTCAGCGTGCAGATCACGCTGTCCTCGTCGCGCCCTAGCATGCGCGGCACGCGGACAAAGGTATGGCCCAACGCCGACAGAATGCGCAGCACGCGATCGTTGCGCTCGGATGTGTGCATGTAAACCATCTGGCAGCCGAGTTGCAGGAACGGATATTGATACATCCGCTTCACCGTCTCGCGTGTCATCCAACGGCTACCGGGTATAGCGGCGCTCGATATCTCGATCACGCCGGCGTCGGGGTTGTAGTTGTGGTAAACGAGGCCGGCGACCAGGCTGACGTCGGAAATGATGCCGATCGTCTTGCAGTTCTTAAAACCCCGCTGCTGGCACGCCGGGATCATCTGCGCGACGAAGTCAGATACAATCTCGTCATAGCCGTAGACGTAATCCATCAGCGTGCCGCCATTTTCTTGATCGACGAGATTTCATTAGTCGTCAGCGTCTTGCCGAACGGATTGTGTTCGGCCTTGTATACGTCCGATATACCGTAAGGGCTGATGTTGCCCATGACTTGCGAGCAGCGGTGAAACCCTTGATAAAAGACACAGATGCCGCAGTTCTCGACCGGAGAACCCTTACCGTAGTTGGCTTCCGCCTGGGTTTGCTTCATGGGCATTCGACGACCTCCATGAGCAGTAGTCGCGCCGCCGTCACCTGCGGCATCATCTTGAGACTGTTCTGTTCGAGCAGGTTGGCGTCCTCGATCTCCAGCAGGTCATCCAATTCGTCCTGCGACAGGTCGATCCGCTTACCGTTACGTCGGTCAAGAACAAAATACGGCGCGCCACGATCGACGGCCTCTATCAACGCCCTTGGCCGCGCGCACGAACAGAAGATGTAAGCCAGCCTTTCGGCGGGGTAGCCGATTAGCTTCGCCACATCATGCCGCTCGTCCAGCGACACCGCTTGGTGTCGGAAGGCATTGGTGCCGTAGATCGAATGAAACAGTCCCGCCAGGCAAACATGCTCGGCGGCACCGATGCTCTCCAGTAGATCGTAGACGCCGATCAAATGGTCGTAGAAAGTCCGACCGGAATGCCTGACATCCCCAGCCTTCTCGCGAATGAACGCCTCGATCTTTTTATCCAGCATGGTTCACGTCCGTCTTGAACATCAACGTCACCCGTAACACCGGACACAGCCGCGACACACCGCGAGCGACGTGCGGGATGGTGCCGTCAAAAATCACCATCCGGTTCGGCTTCGGATAAACGCAGTCGATGATGTCGTCCCGCGTCTGATTGAAAAACAGCGTCTCGCCGCCCCAGTCGTGGTGCCACTCGGCGTGCGGGTAATACAGACAGGTGTAGGTGCGCGGCATCTTGGTATCGGTATGCAGCGTACCGTCGCTGCCATAGGTGAGGCCGTTGGCATAGCAGCGGATCAGGCGGTGGCCCTGCAGCAGGTCAGCGTCGAGGTCGCGCCACATTTTTCGGACGATCGGGTACGGCTCCAGTTCGTGCTCGCAGTCATAGGCGCTCTCGTCGCCGCCGGATTTCTTGTAGCCGGCAAAGTGCCGATGCCAGAACGAATAGGTGTCCTTGCGGCCTTTGGACTTCCAGCCAAACGCCCAGCCGTCTTGCAGGAAGTCGTTCACCTCCTGGCGCTGGGCATCAGGCAGCAGATCGTCCTGCACATAAAGCATCCGGTTATCGGTCTGGGTTACACGGTCCAGCATCACCAGCCACCCCCGTCGCCACCACCACCGTCCCCACCGTCCCCACCATCACCACCAGCGCCATCTCCGCCGTCTCCGTCACCATCTCCACCGTCGCCACCATCGTCGCCACCATCGTCGCCACCATCGTCGCCATCTTCGCCAGCAGCTGCGGCACTGGCATCTGCCGTACCGACATCACCGACAGACACGCCGCCGACATCGCCTGTCGCTCCGGTTGCTGTTGATGCCCCTGCATCAGCAGTCGAGCCGACATCACCGACAGACACGCCGCCGACATCGCCTGTGCTGGAAGTCGCCGTTGATCCTTCGGCAGACGTATCCGCTGTGGTCGATACACCAGCGACATCGCCCTGCGCACTGGTTGCAGTCGAGCCGACATCTCCGGTGTCGCTGACGCCGACCGAAGGCGTTCCATCAGGCCCGAACCCAAATCCGCCAACGGAAACGCCACCAATGGAAACGCCTCCGATGTCGCCTTCCGGCCCGGTGGCGGTGACGCCTGTGTCTTCTTCGCCGATCTGGCCCATCTGGACCGACATCGGGCCTTCCATCGAGTTAGTGATGCCCACCGTGCTGGGGGTCGTGAAGCCCTGCACGGCGGCTTGATTGTTCGCCTGCGCTGCCGCCTCGGCCATCGCCATGCCTTGGGCTTCGGCTTGAGCCTGGTCGTTTTCGGCCACAGTCGGATTGGGGGCTGTGTTCACCGCCTGGTTTTGCGCTTCGGTGATGCCGAATGTGGCTTGGTTCTGGGCGTTGTTGGCTTCAGCGATTGCAGCCGGCGTCTGGTTCGTCTGGCCCATAATGCCGGTATTCAAGCCCAGCGCCATCGCCTGATTGGCTACCGCATTGGCTTGAGCCGCCTGCTCTGCTGCGACCGACTGCGCATATCCCTGCGGGGCATTCGCATCCACCGAGTTCATGGCAGCAGCATCGTCTTCTGCTGGTGACTGTGGTCCTTGCGGACCTTGCGGACCTTGCGGACCTTGCGGACCTTGTTGTGGACCCACCGGGGCAACCGCACCGATATCGTTGAGACCCAAATCTATGCCTAGTTGGTTCGGCCCCGTAAGACCTTCAAACCCGGTCATCGTATTAGAAACAGACACGCTCGGATTATCTGTGGTAGGAGCGGTCTGGGCGGCGTGCGCCGTAGCCATATTGTTCGCCTGATTTTCCGCATTGGTGTTCACGCCAGCAAGCGCACTGATCGCGGCGTCGATGCCTGCCGTCGATTGCGATGTCGGCGCGTTACTGGACGGTGTAGCTGCTGTTGTCTGACCCATCGTATCATTACTGGGGGAGACCGTGCCAACATTGCCAACCGTGTTGTTGCCGACACCAACGCCAATACCTACGCCAGTCGGCGAACCTTGTGTCGGCGAACCTTGTGTCGGCGAACCTTGTGTCGGCGAACCTTGTGTCGGCGAACCCTGCGACACGCTTGGCCCGGTAGACGGTGCAGCGGGGCCGGGGTCGCTGGTCGCCGGTGCGCTTGTCGCTGGCGCACCGGGGTCGCCGGCCGTCGTCGGCCCGACACCCTCGCCCCCGCCGCTCTGCTGCGGCCCGAACAACAATGAGTTGGTGATGGCGTTGCGCATCGCCTCGGTCGTGGTCTGCGCCACCGGCGGCACATACCGCGGGTCTGGCGCGGGCGGCGTCTTGAGATGACGCGCATTCCAGTCATTGACCGCCGCGGTGCTTTCGGGGTCGCCATAGATCCACGGCGGCGCAAACAGATCGCCTAATCCACCCGCTGGGCCTCGATCAATAGCCATCGAACCCTCACACGTTGACGCCCGCGCGCTCAAACGTCGCGGCGATGCTGATCATGTCCACGATAGGCTTTGCGTTCTGCGCCACCGTCACCTGCACGACAGGCGCATGCGAAAACCCGGTCAGCCCGATCGACACCCAGCCGGTGTTTCGCACGGACGGCGGACGAGGTATCCCGAGATCCCACTGCGCATAAGCGTCGAGGTCGGCCGGTGATGGCGGCGGAGACGGTGTCGGTTGCACAGCGGCCAGCGTCCAATGGGTCGGGTTGGCTGTTCGGTACGCCTCGAACGTGCCGCTTGCCGGGCTGGAGTGCGCCACCGCGCAATCCCAGTTGTTGTCTGTCAGACCGTCGTAGGCTTTGCCACCGACGCCGTAGGCGTGAGAGTACAGCCACAGTGGGGAGAAAAGACTTACATTCGGCCCCCACAGCCCCTCATCCCACAGATCCTCCAGGCCGGGGTCAGGGCCTGCAGGCGGCGGAGGCGGCAAAACGACGACGTAATCCGTAGTGCCTGACAGCTGCGGCTGAAACGGCTCGCCTGCACGCGCCGTAAATGACGCCCGCGCCTGCCGCCAGGTGATGGTCTGCGACGGCGAGGAAAACACCTCCCAGCCGCCGACCAAGACAGCCGTATACGGCACACCATCATCGTAGCCGGTGCGGTCGGCCTGCATGATGACGCCGTTCTCGGTGCCAAAAAACATGTCGCCGCGCATGCGGGCAAAACAGTTGCAACCCCAGCCGGTGAAGCGCGCCCAGGCGCCGGTCGCAGCGTTGACGGCCAACACCCGCTCCTTGCCAGTGACACTGCCGGGGATGGCGCAGAAAATCGCGCCGTACTCGTCCCACTTGCACATCGTCCACGGGTGCTCGCGCTTCTCCAGCACCTCGGCCCGCCACATGATCTTGATCTGCCGGGTGATGGCGGCGAGTTCGAGTTCAGCGCGGTCTTTGGTAATCGCGCCACTGATCGGCAGGATGCCGTCTACCGTGGCAATCAACACATCACCGCCGATCGCTAGGTGTGCGTTCATCCCCATCGGCGGCGAGAGGTTATAACGGCCCTCCTGCCGCCAGTTCGCGGCACTGGCAGGGTCCCCGCCTGTAAAGATGATCGCCTCGCCGAGGTCGGTCAGGAACACGATCTTGTCGTCAATGCCGTCGCCGGCGTCGATCGACCAACTGAAGCAGCAGAGCAGTCGGCCGCCCTTGGTCGCCGCGCCCGACATCGGGATCATCGCCAGCGTGCCGGTGACGGCGTTGAGCGGCAGATACCACGCATTCATCGAGCTGCCCTCGATGAAGAAATACCTGTTCCGGTACTTGCAGACATAGGTCAGGTTGCGGCCGTGTTCGATCGTCGTCCCCACCGGACCCTTGATCTGATCAGCCGAAAGCGTCGTCCACGTCGTGCCGTTGTACTGCAGCGGGAAGTCGCCGCTGTCGTTGACCACCGTCAACCAGTCGCCGCCGGCGTTGGCCAGTTGCGAGGCGCAGTAATTGCCGGAGGTCTGGCCCGACTTAACCAGCACCGGCGTGCTGGTGGTCACGTCGTACAGTTTTGTAGCGTTGGCGAAGAACATCTTGTGGTTTACGCCAGATCTGTACTCGAACGCCGAGATCACCGGCGTAGCTTCCGGGAGCACGGCCCACCTGATGCAGCCGCCGCGCAACGATACGCCCTTCATCGTCGGCTTCCAGTTGTCACACACCACTGCGGCACCGGGCTGCATGTAGCTCTCGTTCTCGTTCTGAATAATCCCTCGCGTAGGTGCCGGAAACGTCACCGTCTCCAGCCGTTGCGCGACTTGCGGCGGCGCCGGTACTCTGCGGAATGCCTGATACTGGCTCATAATGGCACCACCGGCTCAACCGGCGTCGGATACGGATAAGCCTGCCGCCCTGCCACAGCACGGCGGCCGATCATGGTCGGAGCCGGACCATCGCTGCCCATCGCATACGCCAGCGCGTCGTCGTAGGTGCCCATGTCGTCGGCGTAGGGCGACCCCTTCTGCGCCTTCCACTGCCAGATCATACCCAGCTTGAGCAGCCGCTCATCGAGCCGGTAGAGGTCAGCATCGTTCTGAAACACGTTGCTGTAGCCGCCACTGCTCATCTCGATGCAGTTTTTATTGAGGTAGGCGAAGTAGGCGCTTTCACCTGTCGCCAGCACCGGCCAGATGTGGATCTGGCCGCCGTAGATCGTCCACTCGCCGTAAGGGCCATCCGTCCAGTTCAGGTTGCGCCGGTTCAGCCACTCATCGAGATCCGGCACGAACTGCATCGGGTGCAGCGCCGATGTCGAACGCCACACGTTCGACTTCAGCAACATGCGTTTATAATTGGCCGGCAGGTTGAACGCGGTGGCGACGCCGTCTCCAGGGTACGTCACCGTGGTCTTCAACATCGTCCATTCGCGCTTGTCGTAAGCAATGCGCTGCGCCATTTCATTAGCGCCCGACACCATCTCCTGCATGGTGCGGTTGCCGGTGAGGTTGGAAAACACCGACGACGGGATCAGGACCCCGACCGTCGCGCATACATCCTTGATCACCGACAGCAGCGTCATATCAGGTTGCCTTCTGCTCCAACGGCCAGCTGTAAGCATTCTCGGCCAGGCGGATCAGCGTCTTGCGGTTCATCGAGCCTACTGGGGCTTGCCCGGTGTTGGTCTTGATGTACTCGCGGAGCTGCATCAGCGACATGCCGCGTAATGCTTCCGGCTCGTCCTGGTCGCCCTCGTCCCTGGCCTTCTTCGCCGCCATGTCTTCTTCGAGAATGGCGTTGCGCGCCTTCAGCGCCTCCAGTTCGGCCAGCATCTGCTTGTTCGGGGCTGCCGCCTTGCTCTCGGCAATGAACTCGATCGCGGCGTTCTTCATGTCACGCCCACCGGGGCCGAGGTTCTTCAACTCGGCGCCCTCGATGTCGGCCAGCATCTCGACGGTGTAGACGTTCTGCGCCCTAAGCTCTGCGCGCCGGCCATCGGTCAGGAACGGGGCGTGGTCGAGGGGCGTGCCGGTCTTGGTCTGGGCGGCGTGGGCCTTGAACTGCTGGTACTGGTGCTTGAACCGCTCGACATAGGTCTGCTTGCGCTGTCGCCCGGTGTAGGGGTCATCGACCCAGCGGGTGAAATGCGTCGCCGGGGCGACCTTGACGTCCTTCATACCGGGCGCGCGGATTTCGCACACTTCGATGTCGTCAAAGATCGGGCGGCCTTCGGCAAGTGACTTCTCGGCGTTCTCGAACGCCTCGTGCTTGAACAGCACGACGAGGTTTTCGTCGGGGTCTTGGTGGGCGGGCATGGATGATCCTTTTTGATTGAGGGTGTCCGCAGTCGCCGTGCGGAGATGGGGGGACTGACGACTGCGGTTTCACCCTGTGGTTGATTAGGCCGCAGGGTTACTGTCGTACAACCGCCAGTTGAACAATGGATTCGTCATCGTCATTTCGCCCATCCACCCGATGAATTGAGCGATGGCGTCCTTATCTATTGGCATCATTCCGTCACCGTCGAACAGCTTATCGAAATTACGCGACGGGTGATAACGCATCCGGAGCGACGACGTGTCGATCCCGAACGTGGTGTTCGCCGGCATGTTGGAGCCAATGCCGCCGTCGAGCACGATCTCGGCACGCTTGCCGCCACCGATGTATTCGAGTGCGGAGAAGCCGAGTTTACCGAGTGAGGTTTCGTTTTGCTGACGCTGGATCGCAATCGTCGCCGCGTCATACGCCGCATAGTGCTCGGGCGACATGATCAGAAGATCGGCGTAGTCACGGCCTCGGCTCTGCCGCGTCATGGCGTAATTGAGCATCGGCCGGATCGTGGTCGATGTCACTTGGGTGCCGAACGGCGCCAGCGTTATTGTGCCGGCGGTGCCGTGCGGGTCGAACGTGGTGGTCT